TAAGCGTTGAGTGCCGATGACACTGTGTCTGCGATGACCATTGTCTCGCCCAGACCGACCGATGCTGCCTTGAGTGAAGACTCAAGAACGTTCATGGCATCGGCACCTGTGATGCCGGCAGACGTCACGAAGTACAACGCGTCCGCAGCCTCAGGGGCAGATCGACCAAACTCGACGGCCATCGAGCGAACGTCGCCTTCCATTGCCTTGACCTCTTCGGCAGCGACACCGACCAAACCAGTGATCGAGGCCATCGAGAACTCGAACTGGTTGGCTGTACGTATCGCGGCTACACCGGTGGCCACCATTGGTGCGGTCACGGCAAGTGACATCTTTGTGCCGACAGCGGTCATCTTTGATGCCAAGTCGGTCATCGAACCGCCGGCCCTCTTGCTAGCAGCGTCGAGGTCCTTGACCTCTTTCTCTGCCTTAGCAAGTGACGAATCGAGTTGACGTACGGCACCTCGGACGTCGGCGAAGCCTGACGACATCGTTGTCGTACCACGGTCGACAGAACGGGTTAGATCACGTACTGCGTCCAGCAGTTTGTCGAAGTCACCAGAGGCATTACGACCGACAGCAGAGACTTCTTTGCCCAGTTCCGATACGGCCTTCTGCGCCTTATCGACTCCAGTCGTTAGTGGTTTCGTATCGACGCCGAGGACTACCTCGAGGCGTCCTACTTCTACGCCGGCCACCGTTACCTCTTCTTAGCCCTCTGTCGTTGCGCTTGCTGTTCCCGCTCGCTTGCCTCGATCTTGTACAAGGCCAGCCACTCAATGAACTCTGAACTACTCATCGTGTCCATCAACTGTCCGACCGTCATGCCAAGTTCACGCGCTAGTTGGAAGTAGGCGCGTCGTTCGCCGTGGGTTCGCCCGTGTCTGTCGGCGAACCCGAGGAGGACTTTCCCGCCTCGTCGACCGCCTTCTCTTTCAGCCCCGAAGCCTCGAGACACTGCGTGACAAGTTTGTCGATGACACTGCCCGACTTCTCAGTCATGAGCCATGCCAGATCGTCCTCATCGAACACGGGGTCTCCGGTCTCGGGGTCGATACAGCACGTGACGAGAATCTGACCGTAGACGGCTTCGATGCGCTTCGGGCCATCTTCGGAGTTGTCTTGGTTGGCCGCAAGGAAGGCCGCCCTCTGTCGGACAGTCATCGAACGAATCTCGATCGTGACGTCCCATTCGGGCACGTCGATGAGTTGGTGTTCGATGTCCTTTGCGGACCTGATCTTGTTCTTCAAGGACACGTTGGTCACTCCTTTGTTTGTTGGTGGATCAGTAGGTGCCACGCGTGATGGAGCCGGTGACCTGAAGGTCCAGCGAGAACGTCACGACGTCTCCGACGGGGTTCGAGATTGAGTAACTGGTGACGATGGCCTCGCCGGTGTACTTCACGTTGCCAGCCGTCGAACCGGCAGGGCCGTAGATGAACGAGCGAGATGCCGGCTCGGCACCGCCGGCGATGTAGCCGTCGACAGTGGCGTCCCAGATGCCCGAGATCGAGAGTGTGGAGTCGGTCAGACCGACGATGTATGACTTGGCAGTCGACCCGAAAGCGGTGGTCTCAGCGGTGTCGATGGTCTCGGGGAAGTCGACGCTGGTGAGGACGTTGCTGAGGTTGCGTGACGTACCGCCGGTGTCATCGAGTGCGAAGTCGGTGGACTTGCCGTGAACGAAAGTGGGCATGGTTTGTTCTCCTTGGTCAGAATCGGGCTATTGCGACGTTGTAAGTGATGCTCCCTGACGAGCCGGCAGTGGACGCTGTTGCGCGTACATAGCGGTTGATGGTGCCAGAGACTGCTGTGAGTTGTTTCGCCGTGGTCGATGCCGACACGGCTGTGAAGGTGATGAGGTCCACCCAAGTCGAGTTGTCTGCTGAGTGTTGAACCTTGATGGTCGTGTTGCCACCGCTGATCGAGTTGGCGGTGACATGAAGGGTGGCCATGCCTCCGTTGGTCGACGAGGCAGCGTTATCGACCGCGGTGAGGTTTCCGAGTGAGCCGTAGGCGATCGAGCCACCTGCGGTCAGCATGACGCCAGAGGCAAGTCCGAGAGTCTGGTTGGCGACGGCATCAGTCGATGCTGTGAAGTCTGCGGTGACTGAGGTGACGTCGGCTACGGGACTACTGATCGAGTAGTTCGTTTCGTGTGCCCTGCCGAGGACTGCTCTGTTGCCGATTCCGCTTCCTGTCAGCGAGATGGTAACGATCGGCGTGGTGGCCGTACCCAGAATGCTTGAGAGGACGACGTCGCTGCCCCCGGCGTCCTGCGAGTACAGGCCGGACAGACTGACAGTCTGGTCCTTGAGACCAACTATGTAAGACTTGGAAGACGCCGTGAAACTGGTCGTTTCGGCGGTGTCGACAGACTGAGTTGTGTCCGCGTTGTTGAAGAAGGTCGACAGGTTGTACACGTCGACGAACACGTTGGTTCCCTTGCCATGAGCGAATGTGGGCATCAGGCCACCTCTCCATCTTCAATCGCCGGTGCCGTCTCTTCTTCGACGACCTTCTTGCTCGCGTTCGCCTTGCTGGCATCGGCCGGCTCGAGATAGCCCTGTTCCAGTAACCACGCAGCCTTCGCTGGCGTCAGTTCGACCTCGTCGCCGGGTTCGTATCGCTTGTCAGCGACTTCGATTCCAGCCGTGCCCTCCGAGCCTCCCGTCACCTTGTAACGCATCTCACTCCAGTTCGTGAACGCCATGTGAAGGACTCAAGAGAGGTCACATGGACACCTATGGCGACGGGCGCACTGATCTTCTTTCACGGTATCACAAACCGCGTTTCATTCTTCGTAGGTGTATGAGACGCAGAATGATGTACGACAGAATGACCCGCGTCGCACCAGTGTATTGCGGGTGCTTGAACGGTTGGTCAAGACTTCATACGGTCGTCAGAGTGGAAGACCACACAGACAAGGAGACAACAATGCGAGCACTACACCGTGAGACCACTCAGGGCCGGCGACGGAACTACAGGTGGGCCGACATGCTTTGGATACTCAACGCCTTCTCGGCAATGTTCCTTGCGGCCGTCGGGGGTGGTTACTTCTATGTCGGACCAGAAGGCAGCGCGATGATGCTTGTCCCGATGGCCATCTCATTCACCACTATGGCCACTGTGATGCGTTACGTCGACAACGCTGGCCGTCGACGTGACGGGGAACGTCACTGAACAAGTCTTGTAGACATCTCGCCCGTCTAGTGGCGACCAACATCTGACCGACAGGAGTTGTAACATGACCGTCATGAAACGACGCGCACTATTCGTCGCTGCGTTGTCACTAATCGCCGGGTGTGGTGGGGGCATCGACTCTCAAGTGGCTTCCACAAACCCATTGTTGGACACGACCTCCACCACGCCGGCACCCTTGGTGACCACCACGACAGACCCCAATCAGATCAACAATGAGATCGCCTTCGAGAATGAAGTCGTCATGACCTACGGTCGATACGTCGACGTCATCTCCACCGACGAACTCCACACTCAGGGCTACGCCTACTGCGAGGCTGCCAACGGCGGCATGTCTTACGACATCATGCTCGAGACCATCGCGGAAGGTGCCGAGTCTGAGGCTCGAGCCATCCTCGAACGGGCAATCGTCGCAAGTGCCCTGACCTATCTCTGCGACGAACACATAGGACTATTGCCGGCCGAGATTGACCTCAGCACAGTCGACTGGGATGGGCTGGCCGAGATACAAGCAGCAGAGGAAGAGGCAGCCCGTCAAGCCTCGGTCGATGCGGCTCGAGCCTTCCACGGCAAGTGCGGCGAGTGGCACGACCTTGCCCTCGAGGTGGGCTGGACTGAGGAGGAGTGGCCGTGGCTGAGTGGCGTTCTGTTCCGCGAATCACGTTGCCAGTCTGACGCATGGAACGGGGCCGATGCCGGTCTGTCACAGATCAACCAGATCCATCGCAAGTGGCTGTCCGACATGGGCTGGAACCACCCTGACGACATGTTCGACCCTCGAAAGAACCTGACGTTCGCACTGATGTTGTACCGCTCGTCGGGCTGTCGTCCGTGGCGGTCGTCGAACTCCTGCCCGTCATCCTGACGAGTTGTTCTCCTTACAACGAGGGCATCTGATACGCCACGGCGCTGTCACGACCTCGGCGAGCAACTTGGCGCAGTTCCCGCAGCGAACACTTGTCCTCGTTGACCTATCGACCTCTGGGACTAGCCGTGTTTCGGCGTACGGGTCGGCCATCAGTAGGACCTGACAACGTCGAAGTTCTGAACGAACACCACTCGGTCGTGTGTGTCTCGTTCCAATGGGAACGGCGATTGGATTGCCGAGATGATGTTGTATCTCGTCGACGTCAACACTTCATCAAGGACGCCACTCAATGCCGTCCAGATCGACCTTGCTAACGTCTCTGCGTTGGCATACGAAGCGTCTCGTATTGCCACTTGAATACGGGGGTTCTCGAGGGCCGGCGAGGACGCACCACCCATGACCTCTTCCGGTGCCGCACCGCCATACTCGTAGATGGCGACGCAGGTGTCGGGTGTGTCTGGCATACGTCCGACGAACAGGTTGGTGCCCAACGTGAGTGTGGTCAACTGATTGTCGAGGTAGGTGGCGATGTCAATGAGTGTGCTCATCATGCCTTCCTGTTCTGGGCCTTAGCGCGTCGTACGTACCCGACGAGGGCAGCAGGGAACTTCTTACGAAGGTTCAGGAACGGTATCTCGAGGTACTTAGGTCCTCGGCCCCGACCCGGTTTGACAGGACCCTTGCCACTGATGCCGGCACTGTTCTTGCCGGGTGGTTTCGGTGGGTGCCAGAAGTCGAGTCGCTCGTGCTGAACGATGGCGTAGGGCGCTGCTGGGCCACCGTAACCGACAGTCACTTGATACCTGTCTCCAAGGTTTGTTCTGTCGATCGTTCGTGACGACCTGAGCGTTCCTTCGTCGACTGGGACTAACTGGTCTGACTGTTTCGCAATGTCCTCGGCCATGTTGAGGACGCCGGCTTTCAATGCTTGAGACGTTGACTCAAAGTCACGTTCAAGGGCCTTCATGATCTCTGGGACGCCCGACAACTTGAACTCGACCGACATCAGGTTCTCCTTGGCTGACCTAACGCTAGGACTACAACCTGTTGCCCATACTCGTCCGAGCGAATGTCGACCTCGACAACCGGTCGCGTGAACCCTGCGTATGTCAGTAGGTCATCGACAGACGCCGCATAGGTCGAAGACGGGATGTAGGCCATGAACTCGACGACCGGTTCATCAGTGGCTTCTTTCCTCTTACTGGCGGTGATCTTCTGGACGTATGCGCTGTAAGAGGTGCCCTGTCCAGCGTGTTGAATCTCGCCGTAGTTGTTGACAGATGACTTAGGCGTCACTGTGACAGTCTGTGTCGCCAGATCAAGAAGGTCAGTGAGGAACTGTGTTGCGGCGGTCATGAGTCAGCGCCGGCCCCAAAGAACTCGATGCCGGTCTGAGTCTGTCGTTGGCCACCATCGGCAATGTTCTGGAACTGCCCAGACGCAAACCAACCAGCAAAGATGTCGGGGTTGTCTTGGTCGATCTCCTTGTCGCTGATGGTGATGCCACCGGCGTACGGAATGGGCACGTAGTTCGTCACTTGTGCTAGGGACTTGAACTCCTCTGCTTGTGCGAGGTAACCCTTGGCCTTCTGTGACAGTGACACACTGAGGTCACCAATCTGCTTGTCGGCTTGTCGAGACAGTTTCGATGCGATGGCAACACACGCTCGATACGCGGCCTCATACAGTCCTGTCGTCGAGGTCGGTGAACCACCTGACTCAGTGTTGACCCATGCGATCTCTTCGTTGCTAAGAAGTTGGTCGGTTGTGTCGGTGTCTCCAATGAGGAACCGGATGGCATCGGTGGCCGAGGACGCCGGGTTGCCAGAGTATGTCCACGTCATAGTTCCTCAGTTCACTTGGTGAAGATCGAGCCTTCAATGGTGCCGCTGTAGACCTTGATGTAGATGCCGTTCGGGCAGGCGAGACCGTTCGGGCCGAACCACATCGAGTCGGAACCTCCACTCTGACCGGCGATGGCTGCGATGTGCGGGTCGGTGTCTGCCGTGCCGTGGTAGACGTGAACCTTGTACGAGCCGGCACCAGCGTCCGAGCCAGTGATGCCCATGAAGATCTTCTGGCCAGTGATCGTCTGGTTCGACCCAGTGAGTTTGGTGACGGTGGCCGGCTGAAGGTTGCTGCGGTTGTTCATGAGTTGTCTCCTAATGACTAAGGGCCGGCACTGATGTCACAAGACACCAGTACCGGCCCTAGTGCCGTGTGCTTGGTTGTGCTACTTGCGGTAGAACGTGACTGCCGTACTCGAGTCGTAACGCACGACCCACGTGCCCGAAGAGGCAGCGGAAACGATGGCCGAACCGACCAAGGTCACTCCCGATGCCCCAGCGGTCAGAGTGATCGCATGAGTCGACGCGGCGAGGTTGATGACAGTGAACTCCGTACAGTCGCCCACCTGCGCGTTGTTGAGGAGCGCAATGATCTGTGCTCCAGTCGCCGTGGTGAGGGCACGAGCCTGCGTCGGAGTGGCACTGACGATCGTGTTGGTGACGATGTTGGCAGCACTGGCCACCATCGAACCTCCATCGGCGACCGTGGCAGCCGAACGCCTGACAGTGGCCAGACCACGAGCACGATTCGGTCCCGTGGCGATGAGTTCACCGACAAGGGCAGTTCCACGTGTGATTCGGTTGAAGGCCATGTCGTGCTCCTATCAGGCCGAGACGGGGTTGCTGAAGAAGTAGCCGAGTGCGGACGAGACGACCTTGAAGTCCCACGCCGACTCGATCTCGAGGCGGTCGGCACGGAGGTGGTCCATGCGGAACCGGCTCACAGCGACCGAGGTGCCGAGTGCGCCACCGACTCCGTTCCACACGAAGTTGTAGCCGGCCGAAGCGGTCATGAGACCGGCAGACGGGGCCACGTAGCACAGGAGGGCATCCTTGTCGCCGATCTGTCCGTAGGAGGCAGACGCGTTCTCGGCAGCCGAGTTGTAGACGCCCTTCATGACCATCACTCGCGGAAGGTCGAGAACCTTGCCGATGAGTTCGGGCGTGATGGAGTCGGCGCTCGTGTACTTGTAGCGGTCGACGAAGTCCGAGTGGTTACGGAGAGTCTTGTAGGCCGCGTACGACAACACGAGGGTGTTAGCGAGGTAGCCGGTGTTCGACAGGATGGTGTTGATGCCGGTCTGGATGTCACCGATCGGGTCGGAGCCAGAAGCGTCCCACAGGGTCGAAGGAGTCGAGTCGGTTCCCCACGTCGAGGTGGTGAAGTAGTTCGACGCCCAGTCGCGCTCCTGACGGATCATCATCTGGTGGGTGAGGAAGCGGGTGGCATCCATGTCGGGGTCGAGCGGCGAGTCGCTGTTCGCACGAACCTGATCGCCGATGTCCTTGTGGAGTGCCCACACGCTCGACGAGTAGGTGTCGGTGCTGAGTCCGTAGCCAGAACCGGCCGACTCGGTGCCATCGGCACGAGTCTGAGCCTGATCGCGATAGAAGTCGGCCTGCGAGTACGTGAAGTACTTGTCGCTCTGCTTGTTGACGGTGACCGTGGGGAACACCTTGCTTGCGACGAACGAGTCTGCCTCCTGCATGAAGGCGAGCGACATGTTCGTCAAGATCGCATCAACATGGACCTGTGACTGGGTGGGCTGGGGCATGGCTGTGTTCTCCTTCTAGATCAGGCGGCCCGAGAGTTGCTCGGATTGAGGAACATGGTGACGGTCTGGCCAGCAGCGCCGGCCTCGATTGCCTGACCCATGACGTACACGGTGGTGTCCGTTCCAGCGGTGATGGCATCGGCTTGTGAGTCACTCGAGGTGCCGATGAGGTTTCCTGCGGTCAGGTTGCCATCAGCGGAGACCTTGGTGATGCCGAAGATGCAGATCTCTGCGCTCTGTCCGGCGGTGGGGGTGTTCTGAAGAACACCGATCGGCTTGTCGGTGATGGCGGTACACACGTCGACAGTGGTGGCCGAAGCCAACTTGACGAAGTAGTACTGCTTGGCCGACAGGTCCGACGCGGCGGTCAGGTTGCCCATCTTGATCTGTGCGCCTTCGTAGGCCATGTTCAGATTCCCTTCTCTTCGAGGTACTTGTTGTAGAGATCCTTGTTCTGGCCGGCGACGGTGGCGACGGCCTTCGCGAACGAGTCGGCGCGGCCATCGTTGACCATCTGGCGAGCCATGGCTTCGATCTGCGAGTAGGCATCGGCCGGCGCGACGGTGTCGGTGCCCAACTCCTTGAGGATGCCCGACTCCTTCAACGCACGAGCCGAGGCGTCGAGAACCTTCTCGATGACTTCTGCGGCTTCGGGCATGGTGTCACGAATCGAGCGGAGAACCGGGGCGAACTCCTGCGGGTTCAACTCGGGCAGGATTGCCCAGTTGTGGCTCGAGGCGAGTGCCTTCTCCAGTTCGCGCTGGGCGCGAAGGGACTCGGTCTCCTTGCGAGCGTCGTCCAACTGCTTACGCAGGTCCGACAGTTCCTTGCGGATGTCGTCGTCGACGGCGGGTGCGGCCTTGTCGATGTGTTCGGTCTCGGTGACTTCCAAGTCCACGTGTGTCTCCTTGTTCACTTGAGTGACTTCATCGAGTGCCGCGTCGAGGTCTTCCGACTTCATGACGAGCCAGCCTTCGTGAAGATGGGCGGGATGGTCGACACCACTCGTCTCCTTGACCATTAGGTCCGCGAGTTTCGTACGGCGTGCCATCGGTCGTGATAGTAGCAACACTTGAAGGCGAGTTCGTTGTAGGTCGACAAGAAGATCGAATGAGTTTCTTAGTCGGTTGACTACCATCAGGTTTCATGGTTGTCACTCGTAAGTCTTTCTCTGTGTGGTTGGTCGGCTTGATGTGTGGCCTGATTTCCGCTATCGCATCGTCGTGTGGTTACGATGGTCAGTTTCGATACCCCTGTCAAGACCCGGCGAACTGGGAAGCAGTCGAGTGCCAGCCACCGCAGTGTGAAGCCTCGGGCACTTGCCCCGAGATGATCTTTGGGAGCGTGCCAGAATGAAGAAGCGTTACACCAACGGAGAGATCAAGGCCCGACTAATCTTGATCGTAGGCGTCGGCTTGACCATCAGTTTCTTGATGATCGTCGGCGTCGTCCTCTACTCGCTGGCCTTCATCACTCAGCCACTCGACAAGCAGGCCCCGAACGACAAAGCGTTCATCGACGGCGTGCTAGTTCCGATTGTGTTGTTCTTGTCTGGCACCTTGGCCGGCGTCCTTGCCGCTAACGGTCTGAAGGACGAGTCTGCTACCAAAGAGACGTCGAACAGTCGACGTCAAGATGACTCACTCTTCTGAGTCCTTCTGAAGCCCAACGCCAGCGAAGTGAAGGGCAAGGCTTACGCCGAATGCGATCATTGCTCGCTGAAGTGTGATGCCATTGAGGGTGATTAGTACGAGGGCCACTCCACAGATCGTCCAGATCTGAGCGTGCGCTTCTTTCAGTAGTTTCACTTGGTTCTCCTAGTGGTCGTAGTGGTTGGGGCAGCCGGTAGTGCGAACACGACTGCTGTTGCCGCAACAAGTGCGCGGCGGGTTCGTACGGGCACGTTTGAGCCGGCCGGTACATAGGAATCGAACTGTCCACCAAAGACATTGACGGCAGCCTCGAACTCTTGTTTGACCTCGACAGGTGCCTCGCTCAATGCTTGTGCGATCTCTTCTGCCTGTTCGTCTGTTAGGTCTGTCGATGCGATGACCTCGACAAGTGTCGTGATCTCTTCTTCCGTCAACGCTTGAAGGTCTTCGGCCTCTATCTCTTCGAGGTACTGAATGACTTCTTCTGCCGACGGCTCGTCTGGCAACGTCGGGCTAGTCGAAGGTTCGTCGATTGGAAGGGTGGTTGACGTACTGCTCGACGTCGTTGATGAAGGCTCCCCAACCGTTGTTGTTGTCGTACTCGAGGCAACGATCGGAGAGGTCGTGGTGGTAGTGGTGGACGTGGTCAACGATGTCGAAGTCGTCATCGTCGGCACAGTGGTACTCGTCGTCGACGTCGATGTCGTTGTCGGCGCAGACGTCGAGGATGTAGTCGATGATGTCGACGTTGTCGTCGATGTTGAAGTGGGAACGAACGGCTCTGTCGTAGGCGGCAGCGTGGTCGTCGTCGTCGTAGGCGCTTCGGTAGATGTTGATGTCGTCACCTCCGTAGTTGTCGTTGTTGGCTCGACAGTAGTCGAAGGGGCTTCGCTTGTCGTTGTACTAGGTGCCGTTGTCGTGGTCGGTTGAACAACCAGCGACTCTGTCTCAAAGGTGTACGAGGTGCCACGCCATGCGTCTGGATTGCCACAGCACACGCCCGTCCTCAACCGATACACGCCGGCCTGTACTTCAACACTTAGGTAGGAGTCGAGACCGAAGTAGTCGTCGTTCTCGGCAACGAGGACGTCCTCTGGGCCATACAGCCACAGCATCGAGTCGATGCCGTACTGCTGGGCGTAGGTACGAACAGTGAACGTCGAAGGTTCGTCGAAGGAGAAGTAGAAGTCTTGAGCACCCGTAACGAGTTGTGCTTGGGATAAGGCCGGCGACGACCACGCGAATACAAGTCCGAACACGAAGAAGAGTCGACTCAAGACTTGAAGTAGTCGCCGCATGGTGGCCCTCTGTAGGCGACGAGCGCACTGAAACGATGACAAGAATACCAGACAGTCCACTCCACGCTTGGTGCTACAAGACTTACGTCGACGTCATAAGTGAACGAACAACACCCATGTCGTACTGTCGACTCATGACTGAATACGAACAGAGAACCCGGCGACGCATCGCACAGGAGTTGGCGACACTCTTTGATGAATCGGGTGGACCTGATGGCATGTGGGAGGCAGGCGACATCATTCAAGCGATCGCCTACTACATCGGACAGCATGACGGGTGGTCGACGTGCGAACGTGATGGCCTCCTCTTCGCATCGTCAAAGAGGGCATGCCCGTACTGCCCGTGAAGTGACGGCGGCCTCGAGGCTGGCCCCGCAGCCCGACGACACCAGTTGACATAACCGCAGGTCAGACCCGTCTAACCCTCGTTGTATTCCGCGTCAAGACCTCGTACGGTGGGGGCATGAATACAAACCGACAGGAGACAGAAGTGACCACCACCCAGACCACCGGCTTCGAGTACGCAAGCGAACTGTTCAAGGCCAGCGAGCCGATCGGCAAGATGATCGCCGTCGCACTGAACCAATACGAGATGGCCGGCGAGCGAGCAGTCGAGGCTGCCAAGTCGCTCGCGTCGCATGCCCTCAAGAACGCCGAGGAGATTGAGTCCGGCTACCGCACGAGCGAGTCGTTCACGATGACTCGGGCCAACGCACTCGCCGAACTGTGCCGCGAGCGTCAGTTGGCAGCCGACAAGGTCGTCGATCTGTGCCACCTGTTCGAGATGACCACAGGCATCGCAGCCAACTCGTTCCGCCTGCTGGCGCTGACCAAGTGAGCAGGGCAGCCACCATGAAGACAGTCACCCGCAAGGCCCGATCGACGGGCACCTACGTCACTCTCGGCTCGGCCATCGACCTCGGCCTTGACGACTGCGGCGGCGACTTGAAGTGGTACACGGTCTGCGAGTCCCACTTCACGGCCATCGGCCACCCGACCTACCACATCGCTCAGTCGTGGTCATCGGCCCCCGAGGAGTTCTGTGAGTTCTGTGCCCGACCTGACGAGTGGTGCGCCGATTGCGAGAACGCTGTCGACGCCTGCGATCACGAGGGCATCGGCTCCAGCAACCAACACAACCAACCAACCAACACACAGACAGGAGACAAGTAATGAACGACATCATCAAGATCAGCAACGCGCCGGCAGCGGCCCGAGTGATGAGCCAGTGCGGCGATGACGGCACCTCGATCGTCAACCAACTCGAAGGAGTCGGACTGGTCATCGGCAAGAACTCAATCTCATTCCCCGACTACCTACTGAACTCGGTCACGTGGGTCGCGTGCTGGAACTGGGAGATGTGGGTTACCGACAGCGGCAGCCTCGACGCTACCGACCGTGGAGAGATTCGTGTCTGGAAGCGTCTCCGTGACCGACTCAAGGAGATGGGTGGAGTCGATGTCCTCGAATACGAGGACGGCGTGTGGAAGAACGGGTGCGGGCCTGACGTCGTGACCGAGCCGGTGTTCGTGCCGGCACCTGCGGTCGCTGGCCCCGTCAAGGTCGACGAGGGCATGGAAGAAGAGACCCGCGACGACAAGAAGACCATGCGATTCCGCGTCTCGTCGGAGGCATGGGAGACCGGCATCGAGGCGGCCATCATCGAACATGGTGGCAAGTACTCGGTCGTCAAGACCTTCGGACTCGACGGGCGCAAGGTCGACGTCATCCTCGACAGGACCGCTATCGAGTGGACCGCTCGGGTGGCCTTCCAGTTGATGATCGAGGCCGAGGGGCATCAGCGTCGTGGTATGTGGAAGCGAGTCTTCGACAACGTCTGCCGCAACGCTGCGAAGAACGGACTCCTCCTTCGGTCTCTTCTTGGAGTCTGAGGGCACCACACAAACCAACCAACAACCAACTACAAGACAGGAGCAAGACATGGCACACATACACAGACACACCAACTCGAGAGGAGACGTCGACGACCTGTCGTACTTCTGCTCCGACTTCTGCCACCAACAGTGGTGTCGGGAGACCAACACGCCCTACGAGGGCTGGGACGGTCTCCACGAGGTCGAGTTCACGATCGAGTGCGAAGAGTGCTTCGACCCGATCCGTGGCACGTCAGATGAAGGCTGGGTGGATTGAGATGCCGAACTGGGTTGAGAACTTCACCTACGTCATCGGAAGCGAGGCTCGACGCAAAGAGTTCGTCGATGCCGTCAACGGCTCGAGGCCAGACCGACCAAGCCTCGCAAACCTCTGGCCGATGCCCTCATGCTTGGTCGACACGACCAGCCCTCCGTACAAGACGCCCGAGCCGGACGCCGAGTGGCTGGAACGTCTCTCTTCCAACCTGATGACAGCCGAGCAGTACGACAACGCTGTACGGCATCGTCAACAGGAGTACGAGAAGGGTCAGGCAGCGTTCGAGGAGACCGGCTTCACGAACTGGTACGACTGGTCGTTGTCCAACTGGGGCACCAAGTGGAGCGACTGCGACACAGAGATCTATGACCACTACAAAGACCATGTGACCACAGTCCGATACAACACGGCATGGTCGCCGGCTGAGGACTTGATTCGACGCATCTCGGCTAAGTTCCCCGACCTCGTATTCGTGACCTGTATCTCGGAAGAGACGTACGACTTCGCCGGCTGCTTCATCTACGCGGCCGGCATTCACCTCGACAGCGTTGGTCTCGAGACGTCTCGATACCGAACGGACGCCAACGAGAACGAACTGTCGCACGACGACTGGCTGTTGCGATACGAGGACATGGTCGAGAAGATTGAATGCGACCTTGCCGACCTCGCAATGGAGTTAGTCGACAAGTACGTCGGCGAGTATCTGGGAGGCAAGTGAGATGGGCGCGACAAGTTTCATTACCAAGATGACAGGTGCCGATCCTGCCCACGCATTCCGCAACGCAGTCGACCAAGCCCTCTTCATGAACGGACATGGCGGCTACACCGGCACCATTGCCGAGAAGCCCTCGTTCGTGATGTGCCCTATTCCGTCGACGCCGCAGTTCCGACTCTGGTTGAAGGACGGCATCGAACTGGAGTCTGCGCTCGCGACAGTCGGCCCACAAGACATGGAGAGAGGCGACGCAGGCCAGACCCGCGACGAGTTGGTCAAGTTCGTTCTCGAGTACGACGCCGGCGTCGAAGGTTGGGTGAACCCTGAGGACAAGTGGTTGCGACGGCCCTACAAGGCGATGAGTGACCTGTTACGTATGGCCACTCCAGAGCAAGTGCTTCGTTCGTTCAGTGTCTGGGACGAGAAGTGGGGACCGGCTCTGTGTATTCCGACTGCGGTGCCCAACGAGTACATGTTCATGGGCTACGCCTCGTGCTAGTCTGAAGTCCCCCACAGGAGGCCCTACGTCGACACGGCGTGGGGCCTCTTGTCGTTCACACGACGATGGTGGCCATCTCAGGAAGGTCGGCTTCCATTCGTCGCGCCTTGCCACCAATGGAGTAGCCGCGCAACTTGCCGGCCTTGACCAACTCCCATGCCCACGGCTCCCAGACAGTCCCCATGAAAGGAGTGTTCGCAGGGAACGCATACTTCGTGGTGCCCTGATTCGGTACTGAGAGGGCAGCCTCGATCGGGAATGGAATGGTCATGATCTCGACCATCTCGCCTGCCGGCTTGTCACTGTGCTGGAGGTAGATGGTGCGGTCGCCGGCACGAACCCAGTCCCACAGTGAACGCTGGAGGGTGTCCTCGTCAGTGAACTCGCCGTGCGCGTCCTCCATGTTGGGCACGTACCAAGGTCCGAGGGTGTATCGCTGCTCGTCGGCCTTAGAGATGACCGACACGTTCTTGTTGACGAGCATGTCGATCTTGTCGTCGAAGGTGATGTCGTAGGGCCGAGCGTGGCCTCGAGACTCCATCGTGTCCTCGATGAGGTCGTGGAGGAGTTTGGTGGCCGGCGTTACGTCGACTGAACGGTGACAGTCCTCGTGCCACTCCACCAACTCTTTCAGCGTGGCCGATACCAACCGGGCGCTGCTGAATCGTTCGATCTGGTCGAGGCGTTCTTGTGCCGCTGTCCTGTTCGTGTAGCACCCGAACGAGCGGCCGGTGGCCTCGCTGTAGACGCACCACTGTCCGTTCTCTTCCCTGATAACTCTCTGAACAGGAGTCCGCTCAGTGCGATCGTCAGCACGAGCCATGACGTCGCGGTTACCCATGTTGCCTTCCATGCCATCTTCGCTAGTCGTCTCATCACCAGAAGGATAGACGATGCCTTCTGCCTGATGAATGAGGTCCATGACTAACGCTCGAAGGTCGGAGCGTTCTGGATACCACAGGAGTCCTAGGTAGGTGTGAAGGAGACACTGAAGCGGGTTGGTGTAGTCACCATGCCCCTTCATCATTGGTCGAGACATCATCTCTTCCATTGGTTCTTCGCCGGCCTCGGTTGGGCCATACATGGGACGCAGTTTGTCGACGATCGACAAGATGGGTTTCAAGAGGGCTTCGGCAGATGGCCCCATACGAACGGCTGCCATGTAAGCGTTGAAGAGTGACTGGAGCGGGTCGTACTCAGGGCCGTACTCGCCACCTTCTTCGTCGTCGTCCTTCATCTCTCGGCCGTACATCTTGTCCATGTTCAACTCCTTCGACAGTTCGCCTGATGCGATCAGTTCATCACGTTTCTTGCTGGCCCAACGGCCGGCGCGGTCTTGCCTTGCTCGTTCGATGTCGCCGCCCCACAAGAGCCACGCCACCTGTCCGGGTGTTGGTCTGTCCTTTGTGCCGTCGAGGTAGGCATCGGCGTCAGGTGACTCCAGATCGACCTTATGTCTGGCCAGCCACGCTGCCATACGTCGTACCTTGTCGACACTGATAGAGCCGGCTGCCATCTGTCGTGCTTCTCGAACGGTTGCCGGCTTCAGTCCGTCGCCTGCGAACTCGAGCAGTTTCAAGCCACGTCGGGCGTTACGGGAGACGAACGAAGGTACGGCGACCACAAGCGAAGAATACTAGAACGAGGTGACTTGCCGTTCGATGTTAGAAGAGGTCTGTCGGAAGAGTTCGTGGCGACTTGGGCATCGAGAGTCCCTCGGTCTCTAGTTCGATGACCGCTTTGGGGCCATACATGAACTGGGCATAGTTACTGGTTGCGATGGCGACTGAGACAGGGTCGGAAGGTTTCCAATCGACTGTGTAGCCGGGGAGTCTCCACATGACTCTGCCCGAACCTGTCGACACCCATTCGGTGACTACTTCGAGAGTTTGTTCGTCGGTGTCGGGGTAGCCGGCGTATGTCGCGACTCCATTCACGTACACAGTCCACGATGCCATTACAGCAACGCTAACACGCCGAGGACGTGCCTCCTGTATGCGCCCCTAATGAAGAACGGATTGCCCATGAGGTCTCGTCCGAACAGTGACTCCATGCCTCTTGTGAGTGTCTCGAAGTTGCCCTCGAGTGGCATGTCTCTACCTTGGCCGTACCACTTGCCGGCGTAGGCGTCGCCGAAGTCGTCGTCGATGACCAACTCGGCACCCGGTTCTCCTTCGACGCCGTAGAGGGCACGAGCACGCTGGCCTCGTGTCTGTCGTAGGTAGAACGCTTCATTCACTTGAGCGACTCGTGACGTCGATGTTTCTGCTACGTGGGTCACTTCATGGAGTGTCGTGGCCACCATGTCGTCGTGAAGGCTTACATGAACAGTATTGGTCGATCGACGGAATACGGGCCGTCCCGGTGTGCCCTCAATCTTGACGCCACCCTCGTTGATCGCCTCGACCCACGACTTAGGCATCGACTCCTGAGTCTGCTTCATGGCGTCATCGAGTCGACGTTTCACATAGGGCGACTCGTTGGCCCGCTTCTCCAACTCGAGCACTCCTTCACCGAAGTCCTCGCGAACATCTTTCAATGCTTGACGAACGGCGCTGGCTTGTGGCTTCGCCTGCCCTGCTAGTTCCTTCGTAGTGGCCTCGAGACCATCTCGTGCGGCATCGACAAGCCCCTTGAGACGCTTCTTCTCGGCTGTCTGCTTCCCGCCCTTCATGATGTTGTCGAGGATGGTGTTGGGCGTCGTCGACGTCCCAGCCTTCAAGTTCAACTTCGCACGAACTTGTGCGTTGGGCATCTTGGAGATGCGTTCGGCGTATTGAAGCCTGCCAACGTCAGGGCCGAGGGCAATCTCCTCTGGTGTCATCGGAAGCCCCTTCGACGCTGCGAGGTCTTGGAACTCATCGAACGTATGCGAGGCGTAATCACTCTGAGCCTTACGTAGTCGTTCGGCTGCCTCGTCGTAGGTGGCTGCTGCCTCGTCCATCGTCTTGTGACCACCAGCGCGAAGTATCTCGTCGGCTCGAGCCTCGATTCGCCGGCCAGCCTCCTCCACGATGTCGAGGACTTCCTCGCCTTCTTTGGTGACAGTGGCTTCGTAGCCGACAGTCTTCACCTTGGTTTCGTCGACCAGTCGCACGCCTATCGTGTCGACGTCATCAGAGATGTTGTCAATCCTTGACCTGAGGTCATCGAACGGAACCTTGTCGCCGATGCCAGTGCCTGTGCTTGGAGTGGCCGGCTTCGGCTTCGTTGGTTTCTTGGGCTGCGCTGGTGCCGGCTTCGCCCCTGTTGCCCTCGGTCCACTGAGGTCGGGCACCTCGACCTCTGTGCCAGTCAACGGCGGGTAGTCGTCGAGGTTTGGAATGTCATCATCGTGAACGATTCGGTAGGGGTCGTCGACTGTTCCCGAGCCGACTGCCTGCGGTGGAGTGGCCGGCGGGTAAGTATTGAGGACCATCGTACAACGACAGTTGGGGTGTGCCGGTGGGTGCTTGATGCCGTTGGGCCAACTGCCCTTCACAGGAACCGAGGTGGCTTGTAATCCTCGACAGATAGGGCAGACGTCGTACGGACCAGTGCTCCATGTCTTCGTGGCCACCTTCGGGTCGATGAGACCTTGCTTCGCTGCTTGGTTCCACGACTCCTGCCTGCCCGCTTCGGCTGCCCGCACAATCTCTGTCCGTGCGATCGTTCTACTTCTGGACTGTCGTAGTCGACGTGCGTAGGCGTTGGTGGAGTCCTTCACTTCTTTGAGTGCCTTCCGGCCAGTGATGCCGGAGTCAGCGAGTCGGGCTGCCTCTCTGTTCGCATGGTTGAGGACTGCTCGTTCTGCCCTCACTGTCAGACCGTTCACGTTGGCACCGACAGTCGACGCCACAAGCCGGCCAGCGTCACTACCCGGCGACACCTGTTCGAGTAGTCCTCGTAAGGCGTTCGATGTCTGCCGGCGTGTCTGGTTGGTGGCTCGAGACGTTGCGACTAGGTCACGCATGGCCGAGACCTGCTCAGTGCCCATGTTGGTCACGAGGGTGGCCGCCTCTCGTCGTGCGTAGTCGAGGGCATCTTGGCTGTCGACGTTGAAGGCGAAGTTTGCGACGACCTGATGGATTGTGGGCTTCTCAGCCTTGTACATCTGTCGAAAGAGGGAGGCGAGTTCAGTCTTCAGTTCACTGGTGGCCTGCTTACCTGTCGCGACCAGTTGTCTGTGTAGTACTTCGGCGATGGCGTCTTGTACCGAGCCGAGTGCTTCGTCGACGGCACGCCTGTAGGACTCGTCGTTGCTGTCTGCCACCAGCGCAAGGAAGGCGTTGGTGGGCACTCTGTCGAAGCCTTGTTCGACTACGGCAGCGAGTTCTCGTTCGAGGTTGGTGAGGCGTGTGTCGCCAGTTGGTCGGAACGTCGGCGGCTTGGGAAGTGGTCTCCGAGCCTTGCTGACTGCGATCGACTTCTGGCGCCTGCCGAGGCCGGCGACGAAGGTCATCTCAGACTTCCTCGGCTTGTCCTTGCGGCAGGCCAGCCATGCCTCTCAAGTAGTTCTCGAGGTCTTGGTCTGGGAAGAGAGGTGCGCCGGCTTGTGCGAGTGACGTGATGAACTTAGCGACGCCTTCGAGGTCGATGTTCTTCGGCGGCGAGTAGGTCAAGGCCGGAGACAGTTCTTCGGACACACCGTTGAGTCTCATGAGTCGAGGAATCGCGTAACTGTTAAGGTCTCACTGATGTTGCTGAGGTAGGCGTTCAGTGACGTGAGGAAGAGTTCAATCTTCGACACCGACAAGGCTTGTGTTCCGATGCCCTCGTGACCAAGCAGCAGGAAGTCTGCGAGCACTGTCATCGTGATTCGTTGGTCGTAACGAGTGACAATCTGGTTTGTGTCGAACTGACGCCGGCCACCTGTCGACAGGAGTTTCAAGTCGTACGCAGGGAGTTTGGTGTCGGGGTCGTAGGCCAACGGGAACACGATGCCCTCTTGTTCGTCCCGCTTGATGTTTCGCACGATCTGTTTGATGGCGCTGAGGGCAGCCCGTTCGTCGGCAGAAGCGTTGTTCGAGAGGAGTTGCGGTGGCACGTACGCGACGGGCATGCCGGCGAGGTCGCGTTCGATTCCGATGGCCTCGATCTCTTGGATGCGACGTTTGTAGTACCACGGCACGAAAGCGTTGCGAAGAATCGACCGGCCTTGCGGGTTGTTCATCTTCGTTGTCGTGCGGAAGAGGAGACACTTCTCGATGGGCAGGTACACGAGTCCCTTGTCGGGCGCGTGTGGGTCCATCTGATACATGCCACGGATGCCGCCGTTGTCGTCCATGTCCCAACGCTGAACTGTGTCCTGCGCTCTGATGGGCAACTTGCGCCAACCGACTCGACCGTCGTTGTACTTCGAGCGGGTGGCCGCGTCGTCGGTGTAGCCGTTGCGGTACTTGTAGACGATCTCGTGATAGGAGAAGCCGTAGACGAGGAACGTGAGGATAGAGGCGAGTGTGTCGTCCCACGATGTGCTCATGTCGTTGATACACGTGGAGATGAACTGTGCCTCTTCGATGGCTCGAGGGTCGTCACGGTTACTGGGTTCGACCGACCAGTCGACGGAGCGAACGATCATCTCAATGGCATGGAGCATTGCGCCGACGACAGGGTCGTTGTCTGCCATCTCGCGGTAGTTGGCGTACGCCTGCTTACCTTGGAGTTGTCGCAGGAAGTCATCGTTGACGATGCCGGCCGTCTGGTTCAGACCTGTCGAGCCAACCTCCATGAAGTCGGTCGACGATGGCTTGACCTTCGCGACACGGCTTGTTTGAGATTGGTTGATGTCGGTCACGGTGGCCATAGTACCTCGTCGATGCCTCTACTCGTTGGTGCTGGTCTCGATTGTGTTGTCGGTCGGTCTCATGCCCGACATTGTTCGACCGTCGAAGCGTTTGTTTGCGACGGGCAGGTTGTTTGCGACGATGCCGATCTTGTTGAAGGGGGCCACGATCGCAAGAAGGTCGTTCGCTGTCTGGTCGTAGTAGCCGGCGTCGTTCAGGGCTTGAAGAGTTGGGAAGACGTCGGCGTGCCTGTCTGTCTCCTTGTCGATGAGAGAGTCCTGTGTCCCACCGAGACTGAAGATGACCCTGAAGTTACGGGGTAGTTGGCGACCCTTGAAGGCCGAGACCTCTTTGGTGTAGGCGTAGAAGAGGACGTGTGGTGCCCTGTCTGCGATAGTCGACCACCTGTCGATGTAGTCGTCAGAGAAGAAGTCACCGCCATCGTGGACTCGGACGGCAGCCCCACCGAATGTGATCCACTTCGACAGCCACATGTCGGTGCGGTCGTAGGGCAACAGGTGACGCCGGCCGCTGGGGTTGAACCGTTTGTGATGGACTTCGGCTTCCATCTTGGCCTGCCACTCGTCGGGTGCTTCTAGGACGTATTCGAGGTTCAAGAGGTGGCGCGCCTTGACGTTCGAGAACTGGTAGGTGCCGAACTTGGCGTAACACACTCGGCCGCACGCGCCGGCATGAGGGCATACGTTGAAGCGTCGACCGTCTGAGAGTTGTATGACGTGGGCTGGAAGTGACCAGTTCCAGACGCCTGCCTTCTTGAGTTCAGCGTTCTGTGTTAGGAGTCTTGCTGGCCACTCTTTCATGAGACACTCCACGGTGATGCTTGTACAAGGCTTACAGGAATGACGGCGGGTGCTTGTCGTGCCCCATCGATCATTAGTTCGGTCAGTGCCCACACCAATGCGTCGACTCTGTCCGGTGACGAACCTACATCGGGGACCCAGCCACACATCTGATCTTCGAGTTGAGTGAGGAAGCCGACGTGGTGGACTCGACCTTGCTCGTAGAGGGCAGCGACTGGTTCGGCTCGTGTCCTCTTGCCTCGAGACGCTCGCACCAGTTTGACAGGGGCGTTCTTGTCGACAGTGCGGAGTGTGTGGGCCACCATGTCGCCTCCTTGGTTGGCCTCAGCGACAATCCTGTCTGCTTGGAACTGGTGGTAGGCAGCCAGCGCCGCGACACCCCACTCGTTCGGTGATCCCTTGATCGTCTTGTCTGCGAGGACGTAACCGACTCCATCTGTGCCGATGCCGGCGACGACGATTCCTGTCTCGTTGCTGGACGAGTTGTTCGAGGCTGCCGGGTCGACGGCGACGACGACGCGTTTCATGGCCGGCGGTTTGTGTATGCGTAGGGCATCTAGGGCGAGGCGATGCCAGAGTGCGCCTTCAAGGTCGTCGAGGACTTCGGCGTGAAGTTCCTGTCGACCGAGCGTGGTGCCTTCGTAGCGACGCATCATCTCGTTCACGAACGACGGCGCAAGGTTTGAGATGTTCTCGTAGGTGGAGCCTCGAGTGACGATGACGGTTCCATCTTCTGTCTCGACCAACTGTTTGATGACAGGGACTGGTCGAGGCGTGGTCGTGATGACCACACGAGGGTGCTTGCCGATACGAAGACCGAGCGTCAACTGGTCCCACGCGTCGGCGTATCGCCATGCCGCTAACTCGTCTGCCCATGCCGTGTCGTGGTTTGGGCCACGTAGTCGGTCTGGTTCGTCAGCGGAGTAGGCGGTTGCGACGGCACCGTTGTGGAAGGTCACTCGTCTCTTCGATGGCTCGTACTGGGGTCGCTGACCGGGTGGGAAGACTGACAGGATGCCCGACTGTCCTTCGATCATGGTGTCGCGGACGTCTGCTGCTGTCGCACCTACGAGCGCAATGAACTTGGCGTTGCCGGCGTTGACCTGTTCCCGAATGAACTCTGCGCCGGTTCGTGTCTTGCCGAAGCCTCGACCGGCCATGATGAGCCACTTACGCCAGTCGCCGTCTGGAGTGGCCTGCTTGGGTCGACGCCATACAGCCCAGTCGTACAACATTGCCTGCTGCTGTTCGGTCGACAACCCTTCAATGATTGCGCGGCGTTCTTCCTCTGGCAGTGCGGCTAGGTGTTCAGCGATCGAGCGGTCGTCGGCCATTGTCACTCATCGTCGTAGTCATCGAATGGGTTCATGGCCGGCGGTAGATGGACGAAGCAGTCGGTGTCGAGATACCAACCGTCAGGGGGCATCGGGCTGTTGATGCCGAAGTTGTTCTCGGCCATCGGACACGAGCACCCATACAAGTGTGCCTCGGCCGAGCCGGGTGGCGGTATCAACATCATGGCTGTTCTACTTCTATCACGTCGGAGTCGATAGGTGCCGTACTAAGAGTGCCGAGCATCTGTAGTCGTTCAAGGAGTACGCCGGCGACATTGTTGTCTGGTCCGACGTTCGCGAACGCTCCGAGTACTTCGACGTTCTTCGGTGCGTCGAGTCCCCAGAGGTCGGCGCGTCTCTTCTCGATGGCGAGGACGTTGCGTACCTGTTCGAGGTCTCCGTTCAAGACTGCGCCTAGGCATCGCATGACCATGAGGTCGAGGCGTTCGCTCTGAATGACTCTCTGTTCCATCGCCGGCTCGATAACGGCGCGATCGAGGGCAGCCTTGACTGCTTTCCATGCCCCGCTGCGGCCGGCGTAGCCCAACTCGTCTGCGATCTGGTCATACGAGGCACCGAGGTTGCGGAGCCGTAGTGCCCGTCGCTGTTTGTCTGCTGTGTCGACGTCGAGTTGTCTCATGGTGTCACGCTGCCGGCGTCAGGTCGGGTTCGTCCCTCTCGAGTGTCTTCATGAGCATAGTGATGAGAGTGGCCACCTCGTCGGGACGGAGTAACACTTCACAGTGAGCGTTGCTGGCCATCTCACCGACTGAGAGTCGCACGAGGTTGTGGAACCATGATGCCGTTGCGACGTCGACGTACACGTTGGCGTCATCGCCTTCATCCTCGCCGCTGTAGTTGTCTCGCCACGGCACAGCGATACCGGGCTGATAGGAACCCCAGATGCTCACGGCAACTCGTCGATCATGTAGGACATGTCGGGACACAGATTCGTCAGCGCCGATGCCGTAACAGCAGTCAGTAGAAGCAGGTCGGAGTCTGTCGTCGAGTTGGCCAGCACGATGTCCATGACGTCTTCGAGTGTCCCACTGCCAGTGCGAAGAACATCACAGATCATGTAGCCGGTCTCGATCGCGCCGGCCTCGTCGTAGACAGGAGTGCCGATGGTGCCCTCGATGTTGTTGATGAAGAGGGCGTTGCGAGTCGACTCGCTGATAGTCACCTCAGGTGCCGGCGTTGCTATCGGCGCGTCGGTGGTCTTGGGAACGCCGTTGGTCTCGAGTGGTGCGAGAGACGTCGGTGCCGACACGGTCGTCGAGCAGGCTGCCGTCGACAGTGCGAGGGCGACGGTGGCCGCTAGTCGTTTCATGTTTGTGTTTCCTCTCTATGGTTTCCTGTTGTGTTTCCTTGAACGACCATAGCAGGTATCCGACTGTGGGTTAGCAAGTCACCTATGATGAGTTCAACGTGCGCGACGATGACCTTGCCCTGTTCAATACTCCACCGCCCGGTGAGTGGCGGTTTGATGGTGCGTGCGTCGGGTTGGATCAGTCGTTGTGGTTTCCGTCGACTGGGCATCGTCCGACGAAGGCGTTAGTGGTGTGTGGGGGTTGCCCTGTGCGTCGGGAGTGTGCCGAGTATGCGTTGGAGCAGAACCAGCATTGGGGTGTGTGGGGTGGCCTTACGGAACGGCAGAGGTTCGACGTGAAGCGTCATCGACGGATAGGGCTTGTTCACCCTTTGGATCCGGTGCTGTTTGACTAGGACGTGTAGTCGTAGTCGTACTGGCGGTCGCTCAGTTTGTTGAACCTGATGCGCTTGAGTCCTCGCTTGCCGGCGACGAGTTGACGGGCTGCTGCGAGGGTGGTGAAGGCGAACGCTTCACGGCTGACGTCGAGTCCAGTCCATGTGTGTTCGACGAGCCATGCTGCGGACTTGGAGTCGGCTCTGGTGATCGTCCAGTGATGGAAGGTCTTGGTAGCGGTATCCATGTGTCGAGAGGTTAGCAGGCCGAGGCCGGCGTCGTTGTACCTTGGTAGCAGTTTCGACTACCGGACTCAAGCCTTCAGAACCATGCGATGACTGTGCCGGACTCGTCTGCCATGAACTCGAGCCACCATGAGAGGTACTTGATGTCGGGCGCACGGTCTTCGCCCTCGTGAATGAACTTGCCGGCGGCGTCGACGACCTCGTCGAGTCGGTCGAGGATGAACTTGCTCATCGTGCGAAGTTCCTCTTCGCCGATCCTGTAGGACTCGTCGCCGTACAGGAACGACTCGTTGTCGACGTCGAGTGCTTCGAGCAGGTAGGTGCCGTACTTGCCTCGATACCAACAGTCGGTGCCCAGCATTCCGTACACGGCACCTTCGGCAGGACGAGTCGGGTGGTTCTTCCACGGGCACGCGCCGGCCTCTTGGGTCAGTTGGCAACTGAACTGCTTCTTCACCGTCCCATCGGAATGGTACAGAGGCTGGCCGTCCTTATCGGTTTGTGGCTTGTACACGGCCACTCCTCGTGCGATACACGGGTATTCGTCGGGGTAGTTGTCTAGTCCCATTGTTGTCTCCTGTCTGGTTTGTTGTTGTCGGGATCTTGTTCAGTCAGGCTTCAAGTGTTGAAGTGTGACTGCGATGCGTGCCTTAGCGGTCTCGACTTGCCCTCGGCCGAGGTCACTGAGCACCTCAGTCAGGACGTCCTCAAGGAGTCGGGCTGACACGTTCGGTTTGTAGGCCACCTTCTCGCGGCCGGCGACGTAGGCGGGAAGGACGTACACCTGCGACTTGTTTCGTCGTTCCGTGAGTCGACAGATGTGTCCTGCTTTGTGAAGTGTCGACAAGACACCCGACGCTGCGCCGTGATGAACATTGAGGATGCTGGCCAACTCTGACCACGTCAAGCCCGACACGCCAGCGTTCAGTAGGGCATTGAGAGTGGTGGCTTGTCTGGCCGATGTGGTGCCGTCCTTGTCGGCTCGACTAGCACGCTCAAGGCTTGTGTCGGAACCAGACCAGCCGGACGTGCCACCGTAGGGCAGCACAGGTGTCTCGATGGCAACGCCGGCCGAGAAGAGACTCAACTGGTTCTCGTCTCGCAGATCGTCTGTAGTCATGACTCAGCCTTGAAGACTGTGATAGTGCGGAGTCCGTTGTTCGAGACAGCGCCGTACGTGACGTTGAATGTCCGTCCGTTGGTGGCCATGTAGAACAGTTCGCCTTCGATGATGCCGTAGGCAAGTGCTTCATACTTGAGGACGTAGTCGGTAGTGGTCTTCTTGTTGCCGGCCTCGTCGACGACCTCCTTCAAGGCTGTCACTTGAATGGTCAGCGGCGAGGGGACGGTTCGCCACTCTTGTACTTGGGCTGCGAGGTTCATTCTTGTTCTCCTGTCTGGTTGTCGGGTTCTTCTTCGATGCCGAGTTCGTCGATGGCCATGCCAATACACTCGAACCCTTCTTCACACATACGGTCTTCCATCTTGCGCCAGTAGTAGGTCGCCATGATGTCGTTGAGTTCGTCGTCTGTTGGTTCGCGTTCGTAGCGGTCTGTGAAGGCCATGACTATGTCCTCTGTCTGGAAGATTGTGACGTTCCAGTTGAACTGTCTGCGAATGTCGAGGGCGAGCGTGACGGCTTCTTGCTCTGTCAGGCTGGCGACGATGCTGGTCAGTAGGTTGCGATCGACAGCCATCAGATGACCTCGCCTGCTTCAATCAAGTCGGCCAGAACATCGAACGACAACTTGGCATCGTCGTTCAAGTACGTCACGGACACCGTGTCCCCGTCTACTAGGTGTCTGTCGACATGTGGGTGGTGGTCGGGCGAGACGGTAAGTCTTGGTGCCTCGTAGTGGAGACCGGCCCACTTCATCACGTTCGATGGCAGGCTCGAGGTCATGCCGTCGTAGTAGACGAGGAACCAGTCCGTCTCGTTGTGTGGCATGCCCTCGAAGACCTCGTCCTCAGGGAACTCTTCCGCGTCTGGCGATTGACTCGCGACCCGCACGCCATCGGCGATTGCGAGTTCGACTAGAACTCCTAGGGCGCAATAGGCCCTCTCTTCTGTTGCTGGTGCCCAGACAGCGAGGTGGTTTCGACACTTGTTGTATCTGCCACTTCGCAGGGCATCTGCCCACTTCTTCTGAATGTCTTTGTTCACTGTCTCTCCTGTCTTGTGGTGTCGGGTTACTTGTCGTGTCGTCCCACGACCCACGACGCTATTGCGACGTAGATGGTCGAGAGGGCGACAGCGGAGGCGAGGAGGAGGATCATCCTTGGTGTCCCGGTCGGAATGCCGAGTAGTCGGGTGCGTCGACGGGTGGCGAGTACGGCCCGAGCAGTCTGACGATGACGACGCACGGGTCGTATCCTTCGTCG